ACTGCAGGTCACGGCGTTGGCCGTCATGGCTGTAGATGTGGATGGATTTGATCTTCATGGACGAATCCCGAAAGTCGTGTAAACGGTCGCCCGATCGGCGATGCGTGCAAATTCTCTGCCGACAATGCGCGCCACTTTCTGGCAGGCGACGGTCTCGGCGGTTCCGGTTCCATCGACGGCCTTTCGCACCATTTTAGGTACGGTCCGGATGCGACCGTCGTTCGCCACAGCGATGCAACCCCTTTCCATCAGCAGACCGAACCCTTCGAAGGCATACGGCAACATCTGCGTGACCCGGGCAGCAAATCCCACCATAATTTGCTGATGCTTTTCCGCAGTTTTGAGCAAGTAGCTGCGTGGACTGCTGGCAATCAATTCGCGCGAATCCTTGTGCAGGCACAGGGGCAGCACAAGTAGCGACAGCGAGAAGGGCATACCGCGGGGGTCGTCTTCCTCGTAGCCGTGCAGGCCACGAAACAGAACCAGGCCGCAGAATGCAGGGTTGAAAAGGTTCCGAATCTCGAAGGGGCGCTGGTCCCATCGCTTCACGAGACCACCCCCAACACCTTGCCGAGACGGTCGATGAACCTCGGATGCCAATAGACCCTCGGTTCACGCTTGGCATCTGCCAGAATGTGAAAGCTACCACGAAGAACATAAGGCTCAGTCACCCGTGCGCGGATCCGCAAAGATTCGATCTTCCCTGTCTCAAATTCCGCCCAGGTGAAAAGAGTTGCGCCGGCTTCGCGTAGCGCGTCCTCCGCGCTGTCATCTTTCAATTTCTCGAAAGCGACATCCTTGTAGCGGCTCCATTCGTCGGCGAGGCGCTCCTCGTATTCTTCGACCTCGCCCGAAACAAGCAGGCTCTCACGTGCCCAAGCCGACCGCTGAGCGAACGCTCTATAGTAGTCTAGGATCGCACTTCTAATCCGGTTGGACGAGATACCGATTTCGCGCAGCTGCGCCACGAACAGGCGCGGATCGGCATCGGTGTCGATCTCGTCGCCTGGCACTTTTCCACGGAAAGTGATGGGCAGGTTGTCAGCCTTGTATTCTTCTGCGAAATTGGAGAGCTTGTCCGAGACCTCGTAGCCGAAGATTCCTTCCGGCCTAGCGCCGGTCAGTTGCTTGATCACAGCATCGGTCCACCAGCCTTCAAGCCGCTCGAAGACGAACTCGCGGTACTCGCGCCGGATGCTTCGCATATGTTTGTCCCTTATGATTATCGGGACTTCGCCGATGCGCGGGCTGCCATCGAGGATCAGGATGCGCTCGAGGAAGTCCTGCTTCTCGGGATCACTAAGTGCGTTGAACGCGGCGGCAATCGGCGCGATGAGTTTAGACGTTGATTGGGCGAGCGCCGTATTGGCAAGATCGATCAACGGCACCGCATCGCTGGGAGCGACAGGTTGGTCGGGGATGAGCCGGGCAAGGAATGAGCCGGTCGATACCGTACCTGTGGTGAATAGGAAGAATTGCAAATTCGATGCCGCGCGGCCATCCCGTTTATACCGCACCAGCCAGAGGGCACCTCGATTTTTGACTGTTTTCGCGGCAACGGCATAGCAGGTTCCGCCCGAAGCGCGTCAGCGACCTTCAGCTGACCGAGTGTTGCGTTGGGTTTGATGATGTGCTGCCCAATTCGCTTCGCGGACCTTCGGTTCAGGGCCGTTTTTCGCGATGCGCAGGACGATCTGCGTCTGTGGGCGACCGTTTTTCAGGCGGGGTGCGGGTTGATGCGACCCAGTTGGCCGAGGCGGCGCATGTTGTAGGCGAGGTTCTTCATCCCGATCTTTGCTTTGGCCCGCACCAGGCCGATCGTGCGCACCAGGGTGCCGCCCATGTCGTTGGCTTGCGCGCCAAAAATGTGCTCGACCCGGACCCGCACCGAGGATTTCGTCCGGTTACTGCCCTTGGCTTGTTCAGTCAGCGGCTTGCCGCGCTTCCCCTTACGGTGGATGTGGCTTTTCAGCTTCCGGTCGCGCAGCTTGGCCTCCATCTCTTCGGACCTATAAGCTGAATCTGCCCACACGCCAGACCCGGTATTGCCCTGCATCAGCAGGTGGTCCACCGTCTGGCTGTCATGCACAGCGGCGTCGGTGACGTGATAGCGGCGCACCAATTTGTGGGTGCGGTCCACGTTCACGTGGTTCTTGTAGCCGTAATGGCTCTTGCCGTGCTTTTTCGTCCAACGTGCATCCACGTCCTTCTGCGCCAGTTTCGCTGGCTTATCAGCCCAATCCTCGGGCACTTCGCCCCTCTTGATAGCGGCGTTTTCATCGCGCGTATTGTGATTGCGCGGCACCGGCACGATGGAGGCATCCAGGATCTGCCCACCCCGCGCAATATAGCCCCGCCGCGCCAGATGACCGTCGAACAACCCGAACAATTCCTCCACCTTGCCGGCCTGCGCCAGCGCATCGCGATACAGCCACACCGTCTTGGCGTCGGGCACCCGGTCGCCGAGACCAAGCCCCAAAAAGCGCATGAAAGACAACCGGTCACGGACCTGATACTCGATCTGGTCGTCGGAAAGGTTGTAGAGCGCGCTCAGGACCAGCGTCTTGAACATCAACACCGCATCCATCGGCTTGCGCCCGGCCCGGGACTTGCGATCCGCATCCGGCTTGCGCCAGACCCGCTCAAGAGACGGGCGAAACTCCTCCCACGGCACCACGGCGTCAATCTCGACCAGCGGGTCCTTCTTGGCGTCCAAGCTCGCATAACGGTCCGAAAGATCGAAAAAACCCATCTGCGCCATCGCCGCATCTCCACTGCCGGTTCACTGCCTCACCATACCGCAGTGCAGGGGGTGGGGCAATTTATAGAGGTGCCCTGAGTTTGATCACCTGGGTACGACGCATGGTGCATTGATGTCCGGACGCCGTGCGGCGGATGCCATTTTGAAATTTTGATCGATAGCAGACATTGGCGCAGCCGCTGCGAATGGGCACTTTGTCCGAAGAGCAGACCGTGGTGCTTGATGTATCGACTGTCCGCAATCCGTCCCCTCGTGTCGAATGCTGCATTCGAGCTTTCGCCCTGATCAGGTCTCGAAGCTGCTGCTGCGCTGACGAACAATAGATTGAGCAAGTATGCCCACCTCCCGCGAAACCATCCTCGCCGCGCTGCACGCGCGGCTCTCAACGCTGCCTGCCACCGCCTTGCGTGGTGGGGTTCTGCCCGAGCGCATACTGGCAGATGGCCTGCTGATCCTGCGCGACGGCGAGCCGGGGGAACCGGAAGTGACCCTGTCGCCCTTGCGCTACCATTACCAACACCGGGCCGAGATCGAGGCTATCGTGCAAGGCACCGCCCGCGACGTCGCCTTTGACACGCTGACCGCCAGCATCGGCGCGGCAATCTCTGCCGACCGCACGCTCGGGGGCCTCTGCGACTGGATTGAGGCCGAAGCCCCGCGTCCGGTCGATCTGCCGGTCGAGGGTGCTGCCAGCCTGAAGGCGGCAGTGGTCCCGGTGATCCTGCATTATTCCACGGCCGATCCGCTCGGCTGATCCCCACAAACAATAGGAGAACACGATGGCACGAGCCCAAGGGGCGCGGGCGCAGATGGCGCTTGCGTTCGAGACGACCTATGGCACGCCGCCCGCCAGCGGCTTTGTGCGGATGCCGTTTGCCAGCGCGACGCTGGGGTCCGAGCAACCGCTGCTGAACTCGGAGTTGCTGGGCTATGGCCGCGATCCGCTGCCGCCGATCAAGGACGCGGTGACGGCGGACGGCAATGTCGTTTTGCCGATCGATGCGCAGGCGTTCGGCTTCTGGCTGAAGGCGGCGTTTGGCCAGCCGATTACCACGGCCACGGCAGCGCCTTGGAGCCACGAGTTCCGCTCTGGCGGCTGGTCGTTGCCGTCGCTGTCGATCGAGACCGGCATGCCAGAGATCCCGCGGTTTGCGATGTATTCGGGCTGCATGCTCGACACGCTCTCGTGGCAGATGCAGCGCTCGGGGCTGCTGACCGCGACCGCGAGCCTCGTTGCGCAGGGTGAAAGCATCGCAGCCGCATCTGCTGCGGGCACGCTGGCCGAGCTTGGCCTGCAGCGGTTCGGGCATTTCAACGGGGCGATCACGCGCAACGGCACGGCGCTTGGCAACATCGTCTCGGCCGAAATCACCTATGCTAATGCCCTCGACCGGGTGGAAACCATCCGGTCGGACGGGCGGATCGACGGCGCGGACCCGTCAATCGCGGCGCTGACGGGCCGGATCGAGGTGCGCTTCGCCGATCAGGTGCTGGTCGATCAGGCGATCAACGGCGATCCCTGCGCGCTGAGTTTCGGCTACGCGCTGCCAACGGGCGAAAGCCTGGTGCTGACCGCCCATGCCGTCTATCTGCCGCGCCCGCGCATCGAGATCGCCGGGCCCCAAGGCGTGCAGGCCACCTTCGACTGGCAGGCCGCCCGCGACAGCACGCTGGGGCGGATGTGCACGGTCACTCTGATCAACAATCTTGAGACATTCTGAGCGCACCGCGTAGTCGGGACAAACGGATAAGAGCACAGCAACCGTCACGCCCCAAATGGCATAGCCAAGCACCGCCCAAAAAAAGAGCATGCGGTCAAACCGGCTCGGCGCATTGCGGCCGCTTGACGGCGCAGACCAGGTATCGACCGGGCCTGCGCCGTAAGCATGCTTCCCATACCCATCAGCCATCGATCACCCCGAGCGCCACAGATGGCCTCGTTCTAGACCTCTTTCCTTTCAGAAAGGTTTTCAGAAATGCTGCGCCTGAACCTCGCCCGTGAGCCCTATTGGCTTGCCCTTTGCCTTGGCGTGCGCGTCCGGGTTGCACCGCTCACAACCGCGCTGATGGTCGCGGCGCGCAGCGATCCGGCTGTGCGCACTCTGCCCGAGGGCACCGGCGACGACGAGATCGCCGTGATCTTCGGCAAGGCGCTGGCCGAACGTGCCATCCTCGATTGGGAAGGGGTCGGTGACGTTGATGGCGAGCCGGTGTCGGTCAGCCCCGAAGGCATCGCAGCCCTCCTCGATATCTGGCCGATCTTCGAGCGCTTCCAGATGGGGTACGTCGCGAAGGGTCTGGAGCTGGACGCGGAAAAAAACGTCTCCGCGCCCTCGCCGATTGGGTCTACGGCGGGGGCGAAGGGTACTGCGCAGCCTGTGCGCAAAGCTGCGAAGACTGCCCGCAAGTCCTGAACGCGCCGCGCACGCATGAGGGCTGGCAGGTCTGGGATCTGGCAGGGCGGCTCGGCGGCCAGATCCGTGCCGTCCCTGGCGTCGTGCTCGGCTGGGACATGGGCGCGGCGCTGGCCATGGCCGACGCGCTGGGCGTGGACCGCCGCGCTGCCGCCGAACTCCTGCCCGTTCTTGAGGCGGTGATGGTGCGCAAGCTCAACGACCAGATGGAAACGCGGGTGGGAGGACCCTCATGACCGAGAAACGCGTCAGCGTCCGCCTGTCTGCGACCGGCGGGCGTCAGGTGAAGGCTGAGCTGGAGGGGGTCGGCGAGGCCGGTGCGCGCGGCTTTGGCCGTTTGTCGCGCGAGATGGAAATGGCGAACGCGCGCCTTGCGGCCTTTGCGCGGCGCGCGCGGGTGGCGATGGCGGCGGCGGCGGCCGCGATTGCGGCGGCGGCCACGGCGATGATCCGCTCGGGGCTCCAGACCGTCGATGCGCAGGCCAAGCTCGCGGCTTCGCTCGACACGACGGTCGAGAGCATTCAGGTGCTCGAGCGCGCGGGCGATCTCGCTGGCGTGTCGATGGGGCAGATCGAGCAGGCGACCATGCAGCTGACCCGACGTCTGAGCCAGGCCGCTGCCGGGACCGGCCCTGCGGTCGACGCGCTCGACCGGCTGCGCTTGTCCGCCGCCGAGCTGCAGGCGCTCCCGCTCGATCAGCGCATTGCGCTCATTCAGGACCGGCTGGCCGCGTTCGTGCCCGATGCCGAGCGTGCGGCGGTGGCGTCGCAACTCTTCGGGGACCGGGCCGCGCTGATGTTCACGCGGATCGACACGGCGACGCTGCGCCAGGCGACGCAGGATGTGCGGGATTTCGGGGTCGTGGTGTCGGATCAGGACGCGGCACAGATCGAGCGCACCAACGATGCGATCTCGCGGCTTGGCCTGATCTGGCGCGGGCTCTCGAACCAGCTCGCGGTTGCCGCGGCCCCGGCACTGGAAATCGTGGCCAATGCCATGGCGGCTCTGGCGCGCACCACCGGCCCGCTCGGCATCGCCATCGGGGCGCTTTTCGACAATCTCGGGCGGCTCACGGCCTATGCGACCGGCATCGCCGCGCTGCTGGCCGGGCGGTTCGTGGCGGCCAAGATCGCGGCGGCCGTATCGGTGCAGAGCCTTGCCATGGCGCTGGTCATCCTGCGCGGGGCGCTGTTGCGCCTGCCGTTCATCGGACTGATCGTGGCGGCGGGCGAGCTGATCCACTGGTTCGCGCGTCTTGTGCGCGGAGCGGGCGGGTTTGGCGCCGCGCTCACTCTTCTCGGTGATCTTGCCAGCGAGGTCTGGGCGCGCATGCAGCTTGGCGCTGTTGCCATGGGCCTTTCGATCATGGCCAGCTGGGCCGGAATCAAGGCCGCCATTGCCGAGGCGCTGCAGGCGTCACTTGCCGCCGTGATTGCCTTTGGCAATGCCGTGCTGAACACCTTTCAGGGGGCGTTCGACGCGATCAGGGTGCTCTGGGGCGCGCTGCCCGGCACGATCGGGGACTTTGCCTTCCAGGCCGCGAATGCGCTGATCGCGGGCGTCGAGGCGATGCTGAACGGCGTCGGCCAGCGCATCAACGGGTTTCTGGAAGGGATCAACGCCGGGCTCGAGACGCTGGGCGTGGAGCGCCGCATCTCGCTGATCGGCAATCTTGAACTCGGCCGGGTCGACAACCCGTTCGCAGGCTCCGCGACCGAGGCAGGTGCAGAGGCCCGCGCGGCATTCCAGGCGGCGTTCACGTCCGAGCCGATTGCATTGCCGGACCTTGGGCTTGGCCAATACGCTACTGAGGCGCGCGCCGAGGCCGAGGCCCTGCGCGCGACCATGGCGGGTGTGGTCGGGGCCGCAACCGCGCCGCTCGACTCCATCGCCGCCCTGCGCGAGGCCGTCACGGCAAGCGGGGCAGAGGCCGAAGCCGGGCTGACCAGCGCGCGCGCCGCTGCCGAGGGGCTTGAGGATGCAATCGATGCGACCGGCGAGGCGGCGGGGCGTGCGGGTGGGGCGGGGCGTGCCGCCGGCAGTGCGCTGCGCGAGGCCGCAGATACTGCCAAAACGGCATGGCAATCCACGGCAGAGGCGGTGCGCTCGGCGCAGGACCGCTCGCGCGAGATCGCCGAAGGGCTGGCGCAAGACATCACAGGTCCGATCAAGGACGCGCTCAAATTCGGCGAATTCACCTGGGAGACTTTTGCAGGCGCTGTCTCACAGATCGCGCAGAACCTTGCGAGTCGGCTAATCGATCTGGCCTTCAAGCCGATCGAGAATGCGCTGATCAATGCCTTCTCTGGCGGCGGGAGTGGCGGCGGCGGCGGTGGGTTCCTCGCAAGCCTCTTCGGCTTTGCACGCGGCGGGATCTTTGCCGGTGGCCAGGAACTGACCGCCTTCGCACGCGGCGGCGTCGTCAACCGCCCCACGGTCTTTCCGTTCTCGCGCGGCATCGGGCTGATGGGCGAGGCCGGGCCAGAGGCAATCTTGCCGCTGCGCCGCGGCCGCGACGGGCGGCTGGGGGTGGAGATGAACGGTGCGGACAGCCCGTCATCGGCGGCCGACATGTCGACGCGCATTATCAACGTCCTCGACCCCTCGGTCGTCGGCGACTATCTCGCCACGCCCTCGGGCGAGCGCGCAATCCTGAACGTCATCCGCCGCAACCGGAGTGCCATGAATGCCTGACGTGGAAGACACGCCGCCGCTCTGGTTCTTCCCGGCAGCGCAGGAAATCACCGAGGTGCTGGAATGGCGCACGGACGTGCTGCAATCGCGCGCCGGCGAACAGCGCATCGCGCTCCGGCCCCGCCCGCGCGAGATTGTCACGTTTCGCCACCGGCTGGATGCACCGGGCATGGCGCGGGCCGCGGAACTGGTGCGGGCGGGGTTCACCGGGGAATGGCTGGTCCCGCTCTGGCACGTGGCGCTGCAGCCGGACACCGATCTGACGCAGGGCGCGACGGAGATACTGCTTGATGCGACGCTGTCGGATTTCCGGGGGCCAGGATTTGCGGCTATTGCTGTGGATGGTAGGGAGGCAGCGGTGGTGGAAATCAGTGCCGTTCAGGCGGACCGACTGATCCTGGCAGAGCCACTGGCCCTGCAGCTGCCCACCACGTCCGTGGCCGCACGGCGGATCACAGTCGCGCCGGTCCGCGTGGGCGTGCTGACCTCGGCGGTCGAGATTGCACGGCGAAGGCAGGGCGACGGCACCATGACCGCCAGTTTCCTGCTGCGCGACGCGCCCGATCTCGCAGCACCAGTGCTGCCAACCTATCTCGGCCGCCCGGTCCAGACAAACCCGAGCCTCACCCGCCGCCCGCTCACCGCCAGCCTGCGCCGCGCGGTCGAATATGTCGACAACGGCTTCGGGCCGGTGGTGGTGGAACCGATGCGCGATGTGTTCGATCGCGGCGAAAGCATCACGCTCAAGGCCCAAGGTCCAACCGCGCGCCACGCGATGCGCCGCTGGCTCTGGTCGCTGCGCGGGCGGCAGGCCAGCTTCTGGCTCCCGAGCTGGGGCCGTGAACTGCAACTGCGCGCCGGCATGACATCGGGGTCGGTGCTCATGCGCGTCGCGCCGGTTACAGACATCGATAGCTATACCGGACGACGCATCATGCTGGAAATGCCTGGCGCGCTGCGGTTCCGGTCTATCAACGCCGTCATTGCAGACGGACTGGACCATCGGCTGACGATTTCGTCAAACCTCGGCGAACCGGTGCCAATCGGCACGAAGGTGCATTTCCTGACCTTTGCGCGCGCAGATGCCGACCGGGTCGAGATCACCCATGGGCCTGCCTCCAGCGAAACGACGATCCCCGTCGTCAAGGTGCCGGAATAACCCGGCGGGGACGCTTAGGAATGCAACGCTGGACACAACACCAAACTGATAAGGCCGGTGCGACCGGTCATCCGCTGTGATGCGAACGACGTGTGCGGCCCACGCCGACCGGTCTTGGCCTGTCCGCACCGCACATCTGCTTATGACCTGCGCCAAGAGAGGACGCTCCGCTGCCTCCCACAACCTGTGCCGAAGTCGTTTTCAAAAAATAACGGCGAGAATACCGATCACCACAAGAAGTCCGATGAGAAATATGATGCCGGTGACGCCGCCTATGAATTTGATCATTGTTCAGTCCTTTCCACGAAGTGCTTCCTTGGCCTCGCCAAACCTCTTCTGGGCTTTTCCTTTGGCCTGATCGGCCTGTCCGCTCCGCTCGATATCCTTGTCGCCGGTAACATTGCCCCAAGTCTCCTTTGCGGAGCCCTTAACGTCTTTGGCTTGGCCTTTCTTGCGATCGTCGTTCATGTGGCGTTCCTTTCATCTCCGCTGCCTTAACGCCATTGACCCGGCATGGTTCCGCGGACGATCCGGAACCGCGCCCTCCGCGCGGGTTGCTCACGCCATGACGCTTCCCGCCGATTACGCACGGGATATGCCCCCGTTGTTGATGAAACAGAAGAGATCCTGAACCCAAGAGTCTGGGCGATCGTCGCCCTGTCGGAGACACCGCAGAAAGCCCGCACCCACAGCGAAGAGGTCGGATGCATCCCACTCAGGGGCTAGGTTTCAGCCGTCATCGCGACATCCCCCCGCGTTCGCTCATTCCGCTGAGCAGGCATCTGAGTACGTCGGCTCCGGTGATCAATCGTTTTGCCTCCGTCGACCACAAAAGGATGACCGCTTCGTCGTGCCCGGCGTCTTGATCGCGCAGCATGGCAAGAATGCCGATCGCCTTGCCGAGGGTATCGGTCGGCTTGGTGGCCACCGCCGGACGATGGCAGTAATCGATTAGCGCGACTTCTTTTCGAAGGACCAGAAAGTCCCTCAGGAAGGCATTCGCGTTCAGCAACAAGCGCGCCTGCCCATCGTCGTCGGACAGGACGATCCACTTCTTGCGCGACGCGGCCAGCTTGCGGACAAAAGGATCATCCGGGGCGTGTTCGATCTTGGGAAAGACAGGATGAGCCCCCTCGAAGGACAGTCGCACGATGCTGTCAGGATCGAGTGGCTTGCCCTGATCTTGCAGCACGAGATCGTCGATTGCGAGAAAGTTGGTCGCCCCGATTGCCTCAACGCGCCCCACCTCGCTGCCGGCATTCGCAGCATGAAGTCGCAGGATGTTGTGCAGTTCTTGCTCGCGGAACCATGCGATTGCTTCGGTGCCCACCCACGCGTCCAGGAGGAGGGCTGTGGGCTTCGCAAGTGGCCACAACAGGATCCGGTAGGCCTTCAGGACCGGTGCGAAGAGCGCCACCGCCCGCAATGCGTTGCGAGAAAAATAGGCCTGAGGCCCGATCTCGCCCAACGCGGTGATGACGACGGTCGAGAAGAGAAAGGCCAGCACGCCTGCCAGCACGGAATCCGCCAGCATGGTCAGAGCAACGTTGATGGCGACATTGCCGATGAGGATGGTGACAAGCGTGAAGTTTGCATCGCGCCGGAGCTCGAGTGCAGTTGAGGCGCTCTTGTCGCCAGCAGCGGCAGCGGCCTCGAGCCGGAGGCGGCTCAGGCTGAAAACGGCAATGTTCGACCCCGAGAACAAGGCCGATTGCGAAATGCAAAAAGCGATCCCTACCCAGATCAACGCATCATTCATGATAGCTCCTGTGGTTTCCAGGATGAACCGGCGAACAACGCCAACAGTTCCGGCAAAGTGCGTTAATGGCCGCTGGAAACGTTTGAAGCGGATAGTGTCGCAGAGTTCTTATCGTTCTGCGCGGCTACCGCGACGGAAATCGTCCTGCGCCCCAGGTGACGTGCTCTAAGGGCCTCGACTGTCCCGCTGGATGAAGGTCTGCTTTGACGTCCTCGGTGCAGACCCTTGCCGCGCAGCCGCAAGGCGGCTGCCCGCGCTCGCTTGTCAGCTGCCAAAGGCTCATCCCACGGTGGCCGAAGGGTAGCGCCCTGCTTTCGAGTGTCACTCCAAATGCCCCCCCGCTTGGGCGAAAGCATCAACCCTGCCTGTCTCCACTGAGTGGATCGCCCCCATGACCTACGCCAGCATCGAGTCCTCTCCTGCCGAGGGCCGCCCGTATTTCCTTTACCAGTTCATCGAGGGTGCGCAGGTCTGGCGGTTCACCAGCCGCGCGGGTGCCTGGACCAGCGCGGGGAGCGGCGGGGAGGCGATCACCTGGGACCCTGCCGCCGTGGCCCATGGCGATGTCGTGCAGACCAGCGAGATCGAGCGCGGGCGGCTGGAGCTGACCTGGCCCTTGTCGCATTCTTTCGCGCGGCGGTTTCTGGCGCCGATGGGGAACGCAGCCGTGACGCTGACGATCTTTCGCGGCCATGAGCAGGTGCTGGGCGAGACGGTGGCGCATTGGAAGGGGCGCGTGGTCGGGGCCGAGGTCGAGGGTCAGCGGATCATCCTGAGTTGCGAGTCCGTGTTCAGCACGCTGCGCCGGGCCGGGGTGCGGGCGAAGTACCAGCGGCTTTGCCGCCATGCGCTTTACGGGCGTGGCTGCGGGCTCGACATTGCGCTGCATTGGCAGGGCGGCGTGGTGAGCAGCGTTGCGGCCAATGCGGTGGCAATCGCGCAGGCGGCGGATGCGCCCGACGGCTGGTATCGCGGCGGGGTGCTGCGGTTCGGGCCGCAGTTGGGGTTCATCACCGGGCATGCGGGGGCACTCGTGACCCTGTCGCGCCCGATGCCAGAGATCGCTGCGGCGCTGGGCGCTCCTGAGATCGATCCAGAGACCGGCGAGCCATTGCCTCTGCTGGTCGATATGGCCCCCGGCTGCGATCTGCGCGCAGCGACCTGTGCTGCCAAATTCGGCAATCTCGCAAACTTCGGCGGCTTTCCCGAGATCCCGGGCCGCAATCCGCTCGGCGGCGGTTCCATTGTCTGACGCGGCCACCGCCTGACGCGGCCACTGCCAAACGCTTTTACGCACAACACCGGGCGAATACGCCCAAGCGTCCTTTCGGGCGCAGTCAAGGAACACCTCATGGTCTGGACCTTCATCGCGCGGCTCGTGCTCGGGCTGGTGCTTTCGGCGATTTCCTATGCGCTGAACCCGCGCCCGAAGACCGAGACCCCGCAGGCAGCGGGGCTTGATGCGTTCTCGCTGCCCACCGCCGAAGAGGGCCGCCCGATCCCGGTGGTCTTCGGCACGGTTCTGATCACCGGGCCGAATGTGGTCTGGGCCGGTGATCTGCGCGTCGATCCGATCAGGAAGAAAGGCGGCAAGAAATGACGCGCGTGACGATCCAGGACCTGCGCGCCGCGCGCTATTGCCTCGCGGGCGTGCGGCCATGGTTTCGCAGGCATGGGCTCGATTGGCAGGCGTTTCTCGAGCACGGCATCGAGGTGGACCGGTTGAGCGCCACCGGCGATGCGCTGGTCGAGCCGGTGATCGCGGCCGCCGAAAGGCGCGCGGCGGCTGCAAGGGAGGCCAGCGATGGGCGGAGGTAGCAAGGCGCAGACCGTCGGCTATCGCTATTCGCTGGGCCTGCACCTGGCGCTTTGCCACGGGCCGGTCGATGCGATCCGCGAGATCCTTGTCGATCGCCGCATCGCCTGGTCGGTGACAACCGGTGGCGGGGTATCGGGCGGCGGTGCGGCGGTCGAGACGCGCTTTGGGACGGTTGCAGGCATGACGGCCGTTGCGGGGATGGCGGGCGACAGCGGCGCGACCATCACCTTTCCGGGCTCTCTTGCAGGGGTGCGCATCGGGCGGGAGTATCGGCTGCGCCTTGCGAACGGCTCAAGCCAGACGATCACGCTGCAAGCCGTGTCGTTCGATGCAGTGACAGGCGTCACCTCGTGGTCCGTCCTGCCCGAGGCGCTGAGCTTCCCCTCTCAATCGGTCGACGTCTTCGAGGCGACCAGCGCTGCCAGCAACACTGGCGCAGGCGGCGGGCGCATCCGGATCGACAAGCCCGACCTTTTCGGCGGCGAGAGCCGCGAGGGCGGGATTGTCGGCGATGTCGATGTGCTGATGGGCGGCACTGGCCAGGGGCCGAACGACTATCTGGCCGCGCGCATGGGCGGGAATGTTCCCGGGTACCGGGGCCTGTGCAGCCTGGTGCTGCGGCAGGTCTATCTCGGCATCAACCCCTATCTCAAGCCATGGGCCGTGCGCGTGACCCGCGTGCTGACCGGTGAGGCCGGGGCGGCGCAATGGTACCCTGAGACGGCGGCCATCGTTCCCGAGGCGAACATCTCGGACGCGGCGATCTATATCGCGCTCGATGTCTCCGGCTCGATGTCGGGCACGCGCATGGGGGCGCAAAAGGCGGGCGTCGCGGCGCTGATCCGCGAGATCGGCGTGGGCGTCGATCCTGACCGGCCCAATGATATCCGCATCGTGCTCTGGAATGCGTCGGTGGCGGGCGCGATCGAGCGGCGCAATATGGGCCCGGACGATTACACCGCCCTCGAGGCCTGGATGCTGGCGCTGCCGAACAGCACCTCAGGCGGCACCAGTTTTGATGCGGCCTTTGCGCAAGCGGCGGCGTTCTTTGCGGGCGGCGGTTCCAAACGTCGCATCGTCATCTTCGTGACCGACGGCGCGCCCGAACCTGCCTCCTCGGTCGAGGCAGCGCTCGCGATCATACGCACCCTGCCGCCCGCCGATATCTTCGGCTTCAACATCGCACTGGCGGATACGAGCGCCACCGCGCTGATCGACAACACCCCCGTCGACGGCGTGCCGGTGATCCCGCCCGGGGACAGCCAGGCGCTGGTGGCCTCCCTGCGCGGAGCGTTCGGCAATGGCCCGGACATGAACCCGGCCCATATCATCCGCGACTGCCTGACCAACCGCGATTGGGGGCTGGGCTATTCCGGGGTCGAGATCGGGGCGAGTTTTACCGCCGCCGCCGATACGCTCTATACCGAGGGCTTCGGCCTCTCGCTGCTCTGGCAACAGGACAGCTCCATTGAGGAATTCATCGCGGGCGTGCTCGATCATATCGACGCCACGCTCTTCATCGACCGGCGCACCGGGCTTTGGGAAATCAGGCTGATCCGCGCCGATTATGTGGCAGCCACGTTGCCCATGTTCGACGAAACCAACGTGGTGGATTGGGGACGTCTGGGGCGGCGCGCACCGTCCGATCTGATCAACAGCGTGACCGTGCGCTTCACCGACGCCTGGACGGATGAGCCCGGGGCGGTCAGCGTTACCGACACCGCCCGCGTGCAAGCCATGGGCGAGGTGATCGCGACCACGCTCGATTATCCCGGCATCCGCTATCAGGGCCTTGCCGTGCGCGTGGCCGAACGCGATCTGCGTGCGCTGTCGGTGCCGCTGCTCTCGGGCGAGATCGTGGTGAACCGCGAAGGCGCGAGCCTTGGCCCCGGCGATGTGATCCGGCTACGCTCGGCGCGGCTCGGGCTTGAGGATGTCGTCATGCGCCTGTCCGAGATCGGTCAGGGCGACGGGCGCGACAATGGCATCCGGCTGAAGCTGGCCGAGGATGTCTTTGCGCTGGGCGCCACCGCCATCGCGGGCGGGCGGATGCCAGCCGGGAGCGCAATTGCGGCCCCGCCGCGCGCGTTGGTGCGGCGGATGGTGGAGGAAGCGCCGTACTGGCTGCTGGTGCGCGAGTTGGGTCATTTGTCAACGCCGGAGTAAAATCCAGCCACAGGGCGGCGCAAAAACCGGCCACTTTGGGTTTGGGCGTAACGCGCGGCACGAGGCGGCGGCCAGTCAGCCGCGCTTCCCAAATAGCTGGCGGTTGA